ATGACCGGCTCTCTCTCCGTGAATCGAAAAACCCCCTGGAGGTGATCGCGATGGCAAGCAAGGCCCATCTCGCGGCAGTGCCTCCGGACGCCAAGGCCCCCAAGTCTGAGCCGAAGTCCATCTCTGAGGCGCTGGGCGGCTCGAGCCGTGACGTGCTCGCCGCGATGCGCAAGGCGCTGGCTAAGAAGCTGGACGACGGCGACGTCTCCTCGAACGCCATCGCCTCGGCCTACAAGGAACTCCGCGAGCTCGACCGGCTGATCCGCAGCATTGACGCCCGCGACCACGAGGACGGTGCGAACGGTGCCCACGAAGTCGAGGACGGAACCTTCGACGCCTCGGCTGTCTGAGTACGCCCGCAAGTTCACCTACCCACCCGGCATCACAAAGACGGTCTGGCCGCGGATCGAGGCGAAGGGCCGGGAGATCGGGCTGGGCTTCGACTGGTGGCAGTCGCAGCTTGGCACGGTATGCGTGGGCTACGGCGACGACGGCAAGTACGTCGCGACGGTCGGCGGCGTCGGTCTCTCGATCCCTCGACAGGTCGGCAAGACGTACTTCGTGCTCGCCCTCCTAGTCATCATGTGCATCCTGTTCCCCGGCCTACAGGTCGTGTGGACGGCGCACCATCTGCGGACGTCGACCAAGACGTTCACGCACCTCCGCGGGATCTGCCGGCGTAAGCGGGTCGCGCCGCACATCAAGGCGCTCCGGTCGGCGAACGGCGAGCAGCAGGCCGAGTTCAACAACGGATCGATGATCATGTTCGGGTCGCGCAAGATGGGCTTCGGTCGCGGCTTCGACGAGGTGGACGTCGAAGTGTTCGACGAGGCGCAGATCTTGGACACCAAGTCGCTCGAGGACATGATCGCGGCGACGAACCAGGCACGGCACGAGCACGGCGCGCTCCTCTTCTTCATGGGTACCCCGCCGCGTGAGTCGGACCCGTCGGAGGCGTTCACGCTGCGCCGCACGGAGGCGTGGGCGGGCGAGGTCGAGGACTCGATCTGGCTGGAGATCTCGGCCGATCCCGACTCCGACCCCGACGACCGCGACCAGTTCCCGATCATGAACCCGTCCTACCCGACCCGGACCCCGCTGGAGTCACTACGCCGGCTGCGGAAGAACCTCGGCGATGAGGATTCATGGAACCGCGAGGGTCGCGGGATCTGGGATCCGATCAAGAAGGGCGGCGTCCTGCCTGCCCCGTCGTGGCAGGAGCGCGAGGACACCGAGTCTGTCGCCGTCGACCGGCTTTCGCTCGGCGTGGAGATCGGCCCCGACCTCGCGTGGGCCTCGGTCGCACTGGCAGGCGAACGCGCGGACGGCGGCTGGCACTTCGAGCTCGACGACGACCAGCACACCCGCGGACGCGGCACGGCATGGCTGGTGCCTCACCTGGAGTACCTGACCGCCAACAATCCCCAGATCCGCAGCATCGTCGTGGATGTGCATGGCCCGGTCACGGCGCTGATGGAGGAGCACGCCGGGCGCTGGTACTTCAAGGGCGCCGACGGCAAGCGGACGAACCTGCAAGGTACGCCGGTCAAGGTCGCCGAACTGGGCGCCGGATGCGCGAACGTGCTGGCCGGGATCACGACGGGCTGGCTGCACCACATCGGACAGCCGCAGTTCACGGCGGCGGCCCTGGCGGCTGGAAAGCGGCCTCTGGGCGACACTGGCATGTGGGTCTGGTCGCGCAAGACTGCCACCTCTGACATCACGCCGATCCAGGCCGCGACTCTCGCGCTGATCGGCTCTCGCGCTCAACCTCAGAACGTCAGGAAGCCGGCCCGGACGGGTCGCGGTCGAAGGGTGGTGACGTACTAGCGATGGTCACCCCCGCGAGCAACCAGCGCATCGTCATCTCCGACCTGTCGCGCGAGGACCAGGACGCACTCGACGAGCTGGTGCTCCAGTGGCGCGCGAAGCGGCCTCGGAACAACCTTCGCTCGGCGTTCTACGACATGAAGAACGCGACCCGGAGCCTGATGTCGTCCAACGCGCCGGGCGTGGTGAAGCAGCGGAAGTTCGTCCTCGGCTGGTCGGCGATCGCGGTCGACAAACTCAACCGGCGCTGCAACATCGACGGCTTCTATGACCGCACGGGGCGGAACCTTGAGGACTTCGGGCTGTCCGACCTCGAGGACGACAACCGGCTCCGGTCGGAGCTCTCGCAGGCGGGAATCTCCTCGCTGATCCACGCCGTCTCGTGGCTGGTGACCGTCCAGGGAGACACGGCGCTCGGCGAGCCTGCGGTCCTGATCCTCCCGCGCTCGGCGACGAACGCGACGGGCATGTGGGACAACCGGCGGCGTGCGCTTCGCTCGTTCCTGTCGATCAACGACCTCGATGACCGCGGCGAGCCCACGGCCATGACGATGTACCTCGACAACCGCAACGTGCTGCTGTCCAAGGAGCGCGGGCGTTGGCAGGCCGACGTTCGTCAGCACGCTTTCGGCGTCCCGGTGGACCCGCTGCGCTACAAGCCTCGATTGGGGCGCCCGTTCGGCTCCTCGCGGATCTCGCGCGCTGTGATGTCGATCCATGAGCAGGCGCTGTCGACGATGATCCGAGCCGACGTCAACGGCGAGGCGTACAGCCTGCCCCGCTACGCCCTCCTTGGTGCCACCGAGGCGGCGTTCCAGAACGCGGACGGGTCGATCAAGCCGACATGGCAGGCCGCTTGGGACGCTATCTGGGCGATCGGTGACGACGAGGATCTGGTCACACAGGGAAACAGCCTTGCGCGTGCGGACATCAAGCAGTTCCACGGACAGTCGCCGGAACCACAGAACGCTCACCTTCGGATGCTGGCGCAGCTCATGTCAGGCGAGACGTCGATCTCGGTCGGCGAGTTGGGGATCGTGTCGGACTCGAATCCGAACAGCGCGGAGGCGTTGACGGTCGCCAAGGATGACTTGATCGCGGAGGCCGAGCAGACCACCGACGGGTGGACGCCGGACCTGTCAGCGGCGATGAAGCGGGCGCTGCGGATGCTGAATAAGGGCGACGTGCCCGACGACCTCGACGTACAGCCCGTGTGGCGCAATCCGATGCACGTCTCGCGTGCAGCGGCGGCCGACGCGGGCACGAAGATCATTGACAAGTTCCCGTGGCTCGCGGAGACGTCGGTGGGCCTGGAGTTGTCCGGGCTGAGCGCCGACCAGATCAAGCGGGCTCTGGCCGAGAAGCGCAAGGCGGACGCCCGAGCGCTGTTGGGCCGCATAGCCCCGGAGCCGGCCGATGGCGACGTCGCCTGACGCGGTTCGTGTCGAACTCGCGGCGATCACGAGCGCGGCAGCGGCCGACATGGCTGCGGAGATCGCGACGGCGCCCGTCGAGACGCGGCTGGACACGCTCCTACAGGCGCTACCGCTGATCGTGCCGACCTACTACGACGCCGCCGGGCTCCTGGCGGTCTCGTGGTACGACGAGCTGCGAGACGAGGCGGCGCCGACATCGGCCTACATCCCCGAGATCATCGGCGACCCGACGACGGACTGGATCGAACGCGAGATCGCGAAGTTCCGCCTCGACGTCGAAGCCGACTTCGAGGCCGAGGTCCAGCGGATGACCAAAGAGGCCGCGCGACTGGCCGAGAAGGAGATCGCTCGCGGCTTCCGGGACTCAGTGCTCGGCAACGCGCGCACCGACGATGAGGCGATCGGCTGGAGCCGTGTCGCGCGGCCCGGCGCCTGCAAGTTCTGCCGGATGCTCGCCGACAAGGGCGCCGTATACCGCAGCGAGTCGACAGCGACGTTCGGGGCGCACACCGACTGCCACTGCGCAGCCCGGCCGGAGTTCCGCAACGGCGAGCACGGCCCTGAGGCGTCCGCGATGCAGTACCTCGCCTCCCAGAAGCGCCGCACCGACGCCGACCGGGCGAAGTTGCGGGCCTATCTGAACACGAACTACCCCGATCTGCCGGGGTGATGAGCCCACCCCCTCGCGGGGGGAAGCGCCACGGCGGCGCTCAACGCCGGAGCACGACCTGACGAGGCAACGGAGA